CAACCCAGAAGTTTACATAGCGGTTGACTGTTTCGTCCCAGCGCTCACGACGTTTCTCTTCTGGCATCCAACGTGCGTAGCGACTCTTGTGTATAAACTGTTGGTACTGATCCATTATTTATTCTCCTCTACAACCATCTTTGTTAACTTGTTTAAGTACCAACCAGCTTTCTTTAAGTCTTCTACCTGCTTGCCTTTGTAGTCATAGCGCCACAGGTACTTCATGCAGTTGCCTTTGAGATAGCCTTTGAATGCAACACTGGACATGGACTCCTCTATTGCATCAATACACTCTATGTTGCCTGTGTTGTAATGACGCGGTGCTGTCACCATGTCTTCAGCTTCTTTCTCTGCTTCTGCTGCGTAGCTATTTAGTGCGTTTGTTAGCAAGTTGTTCTCAATAGGTGAATGCTTCTTACGCAGTGCGTCCCACATTTCTGGTGTTGTTGAGTTAATGCTCATCTTCAAAATCCTCTACTAATTCATAAAAATTATCGTTTATTCTATCTGAAAAAGCTGCAACTATTTCCTTAGATGTTAGCTCCAGTATCTCTACTAACGTAATCTCGTCCAACTGTTCCATTCTATCTAGCAGCTCATAATAAGTCAATGACATTGCTAATCTCCGTAGCGTTGTTGCAGATAGTTTATACTAACTGGTAACTCGTCACAACCTCCGTTGGCTACTTCATTCAACATCCAGATACCTGCCCAGCTTCCGTTGGTCTGTGGTGTCAAGTAGTCTTCGTCGTGTCTGTAGTAGATGCCAGCAAACAAACCAAGCATGTTAGTGCCATCTGCTTTGCGTCCGTAGGCTATGTCTCTGTCTTGGACGTGTCCCATAACACAGCTCATGTACTTCTTAGTTAACATCAGCTTGGCACTGCTGACAGGTCTGCCCATGACACCGCTGGTGAAGTAGTGGCAATAGGCTATGCCGTCAATAACCACTGGCTGTAGAAACGGTATAACTTCCCAGCCCATCTCTTCAAGCTTCAGGTCTTCAAACTTCAGCAGACCGTCTAACTTTGGGTCAGACTCTACAGCGCGTGTGATGCGGTTCTCGTGGTTGCCTAGTGTAAACACCATACGCGGGTTCCACTGCTTCCACTTGTTATGCTTCAGACGTGCCTGCTCAGTTCGTATAGGCTCTAAAAAGGCTTCCATGCCTGCTATACCTGCTTCGATGTCTTTGATGTAACGTCTACCTTCAAAGCTTTTCTTGCCTACGTCATAGCTACTGAGGCTAGGCATGTCCCAATGATCGCCAATGTGAATAATAACTTCTGGCTTCTTCTCTGCTGCGTACTGACCAGCCCAGCGAAGATGATCGACAGACTGGTCTGGCTTTACTTGTGTGTCTGGTATCACTAAGTGTTTAGTCATTGTATATACCTTCTGCTAAATACCAAGTGACGCACGTTCTATTACATGAAGTACAAAGACGAGGCTCACCTTGTTTAGCAAGACCTAGGTTTTTTAAGTCAGGAAGTCTTCTGCTAAAACGTGCGCGTTCTTCGTGTTTGTCCCCACCTACCAGAGCAGCTAACTCTCTGCTTGTGAGTCCTTCGTTCTGTGACAGCACATTATATACAAAAGAGCGCTGTGTATCTAAAGCGCCAGACTCTAACAGCTCACGTGCCGCTAGTCTGCTAGTAACTGGGTCTGAGTTTCTTGATAGCATGTCTAATTGTTGCATTTCTTTTTCCTTCTTAGTCGTTCTGCCGCTGTTTTGTCAGCATGGCATTTGTAACACAGCACTTGATAACCCTCTATCTCTAAGAACATCCTGTTGATGTAAGTGTTCCAGTCAACAAAGCCTACTACTGGATCAACTACAGGGTTTATATGGTCTACTGCTGCATTGTTTCGTTTGCGCTTATTTCCTTCAAGTGGTGGCAATGTAGCTGGCCCTAGCTTGGCGCAAGAGGCGCATTTGTACACACCTCTGCTGACCCAAGCCTTCTTCTTAGCATCGTGCTTAACGCCCCACTTACCATGAGCGCCGCGCAAGGCTGAGATTATGAAGGATTTAAAACGCGCGTCTGTCCATCTTCCGTTATTGACTGTTTTCAAGTTGTTTCCTTTTTTTGTATTCGCACCACCCGTTTATATCTTCAAAACAACCTTTTATGCTTAAATCTCTAGGCTTCCTCCATTTTTGATGGGCGCGGTGTCTTGGAGCCCATTTAAAAGTATAAGGAGAGATAAAAAAATAATCTCCTTTGTGGTGAAAACAAAGCTGCCCATTGCCGTATGGATACACTTTACTTTTTCCTAGACTGTTTAAAGTGTTTATAGCATCCTGTATGATTACGGGGTCTGCGTCTGTTGTGTTGTGTATTATGTACTCGCCTACTCTATTAGTCATTTTTAAACTCCCATATTTGGCCTTCGTAGCGTCGCAGCCACAACAGTCTGCCGTTCTCTAGGACACGTTCTTCACTGCCTAGCATCTCTACACACTTGTCGTAGTAGTCCTTCTCTGTCTTGCAGTCCTCTAGCAGCTTCGCTGACTTCTTCTCTCCAATGCCGTGGATGCCTATGATGTTATCAATGCGGTCACCCATCAGTATTTGACGATAGAAAAAGTTTAAGCCTTCTTCTTTGGTTACATAGTACTTACTGCGTTTTACAAAGTTGTAATGCCAGCCTTCTATTTGGTCGAAGTCCTTGTCTAATGACACCATGATGGCTTTGTCGCCATACTTGGTAGCAGCTATAGCAATAGCATCGTCTGCTTCTTCGCCTTCAGTTACTACAGCAGCCCACTTAGCAATCATGTGGTCTCGTAGCGCCTGTACATGCACTGGCTTCTCTTTGTCTTTTCTGTTTGCTTTGTACTCTGCTGTGACAGCGTACTCTTTCCTGAAGTTGCCTCTACCAGTTAGATAGAGGACGTATTCAGAGTCTTCTTCGTCAGCTCCTAAATGTAGGGTTAGAAGGTCGATGATAAAGCCGTCAAGAGTTCTGACGGCTGTGCTTTCATCTTCTGAGTTACATGACCAGCCTATGCGGTAGGCTAAGATGTCAGCGTCAATTAAAATCACAACGCTTCTTCCAGATCAGCCTCTTTAACTTCTGGGCCGCCGCCGTAGATGACTAGGTCAGTGATGACCAACTTCATCAGCGAAGGGCTACGTCCTTGTTGTCCTGCTGGGTTCTTCCAGTCGTAATAGCCAATTACAGCTTTACCAAGGGAGCCGTTACCTACTAATACACCTTTGATCTCTTCACCGTTTTTGTCGTAAGCACGAATGGGATTCTTAGACTTTACAGTGATGTAGTCACCTTTTCCGTCCTTGCGACGAACATTGATGCCGCGCATCTCTAAAGCATCAGCAGCAGCCTTTGATAGGTTGACTAGGTCAATCTGATACTTGTTAGACATACGGTTAGGCTCTTGCATAAAAGCCCAAAAGATTTCGCAGTTTAGTGTTACTGGTTTTAGTTCTGTCATGGTTTTTGCCTCTTTGTTAAATTGATAATATTATACTACATTTAGTGGTTTTTGTCAATGAGTCTCTGCCCAGTTGTTACCTATGTTATACTCACCGTCCAGCGGGCAGCGCAGGTTGAAGTGTTCTCCTGCTTGCTGAATAGCTCTTACTGCTCCTTTACCTACAATGTGTGCAAATGGTTCTGATGTTTCTATTTGAAATTCATCATGTACATTCGCAACTAGCTTGTGTGGTATCTCATACATTGTCAAGTTTTTATACAAAATAATCAATGCTTGTTTCATTACAATAGCACCAGCACCCTGTAGTAGTGTGTTTAGTGCTGCGTGTTCGCTTCTGACTCGCAAGCGTCTACCGTCTAGTGCTGGCAGTGTGCCGTAAGCTGCGTGTCTTGCTACCTTCTTGCGTAGCTTGTCAAGTGCTGGCGTGTTGCGTAGGAATGAGTTTATAAGTTTATCTCCTTCCTTGTAGCCGCCACCGACGATCTCACCAATCTTTGCAGCACCAGCACCGTACAGGAAGGCGTAGATGAATGTCTTAGCTTGGTTACGATCTGTTAAGCCTGCTGCTTTCATGTTAGCAGTGTGTATGTCACCGCTCAATATCTCATTAGTGTAACCATCGTCCTGCATGTAGTGTGCCAGCATACGCAGCTCAAGACCACTGGCATCTATACCAACCAACTTGTTTCCCGCATCGACAGTCCACAGTGACCTGCATTCCTTACCATACTCTGCACTCACTGACGGCACTTGAGCCATGTTAGGGCTGTGGTGCGTCATACGTCCTGTTACAGCGCCGTTGGTGATGACCTTGCCGTGTACCCTACCGTCTCTAACGAACGACAGCCACGAGTCAATCTGTGCTGATCTCTTCTGAAGCATTAAGTATTCATAAATCATACGCGCTTCAGGCATGTCAATCTTTTCTAGCACTTTCTCGTTGACTATAGTAGCTCCCTTGTCAGTTGTTTGTTTAAACTTAACACCAACAGCCTGCAATCGTTCTGCTATTTGCTTCCTAGAACCTACGTTGAACTCAGTTATCTTGTCCTTCAGTTGCTTTCCTGTCTTCTCTGACCATCTCTCCTCCACTATCGGTGGAAACACCTTCTGCAGCTCCTCCGTTATCTTCCCCATCTTGTGTGTTATGTTCTGATAGAGTGTGGTGGCTCCATCTACGTCTATTTTGAAGCCATTTTGATGCTGAACCTCCATAATAGTGGCTACGTTGTGTTCTAAAACGATACATTCGCTACTAAACTCCTCTTCTTTTAACAATTTAACAAGATGTTTATACAGCTTCGTTGTCAAAGCTACGTCTTGCTTGCAATAGTCAATCATTTCATCAGATAAACCACCGTCATAGTCACTGAAGTCTATCTTTTCGTCGCCTAAACGCTTGCCCCAACTGTCTAGGCTGTGTCCACCGTCGAGAGAAGGGTTATACAGGCGGCTGAGAACCAGTGTGTCAAGTAGTTTATTGTTATGTATGTGTAAATTCCACACCTTCTCAAGTACTGGCGCGTCAAAGCCTATGATGTTATGACCAATAAAGCCAACAGCGTCACGAATCAGGGGAGCTAGTGTCTCAGGTGTTGTGTGGACTGCTGTGTTGCCTGTCACTACTTCCTGAGTTACTACGCACCAGATGGTGTCGTGCTTTGTGTTGGTTTCTATATCTAGTGTAATCAACATAATATTGCCCTGCCGTAGTTTCTGTGTTGCTGTGTCTGTCAAAAGGGTTGAGGGAGTGTAGATAGTGTTTCTGTTCTTCCCTCTCTAATATCCAGCTAGTCATCTTGCTCATAAGTTTCGTCCTCTAGTTCACAATCACGCTCTGACATTAAATCATGTCTTTCCAGCGTGTCAATATCTTCTGCGGAGTAAGAGAAGCAGTAGTTGCACATGTCTAAAAATTCGCCAGTTGCCGCTACCTTCCGTGTTGCTTCAAAGTCTGTCAATAATTTATTACATGCTACGCATCTCATTATAATACTTCCTCTTTAATTTCTGTCATCCTACCAGATACTGAGTTGTACAGCAAGCCGCCAGAGCGTCCTGTAATGCCTGCAAATCTATTCTTCAGCACCCTGACGTGTGTTGTGTTTCTCTCCATAGGGTCGTCAGCCTGTCCGTTCCTCTCCAGTCCTATCACCATGTCTGAGAGCTGTGCAATAGAGCCTGAGCCGCGAAGCTGTGACAGAGACGTTGCTGCACCTTCCTCGTGTCCTTTGGAGTCTGGACGCTTTAGGTGGCTCACAACGAATAAGCTGATGTTGGTTTCCTGCACCAGCATACGCAAGCGTGTCATAATCTCGTCAAGTGCCTTGCGTTCGTCGCCGTTGCCCTGTGCAGACACCACGATAGAGACGTGATCTAAGAATATAAATTTACAGTCAAGTGCTTTAGCCATGTATCTGACTCTGGCAATGATGTTATCAACACTGGTGCTGCCGAAGTGGTCAAACAAGAATAGTCTCTGTGTTCCTAGAGTCTTACTGAAAGCGTCCCAGCGTTCTTCTTCAGTGCTTTCTGTGGTTGGTATATGTAAAGGTTTATTGGCCGCCAGAGACATCAAAGACAATGCTGTCTTTCTGGCGTTCTCCTCAAGGAATAGCAAGCCTATGTTGCTCTCTGCCTTCTTTACTATGTGCCAGACAATCTCTCGTACAAACTGAGACTTACCCAGTCCTGAGCCTGCCGTGATAGTCACCAGCTCTGCCTCTCTAATGCCGTAGGTTAGCTTGTTAAGGCTGTCCCACGGGTACATCACAGAAGCTGCCTCTACAGGTCTGTTCACTTCGTCCCAGAGACTAGCACCGTTGATGATGCCGTCAGGCACAAAGCGTTCTGCTGCCCACCAAGCGGCGGTGAAGGCATGTGCGTCATTCTCCTTCAGGTAGTCGCAAGCGTCTTTGTAGTGTGGTGGGTGCTTCATTACCTTAGACTTGCCGCCAAATAGCTCTGCTACCTCTTTAGCTGCCTTGCTGCCTGCCTCGTCACCATCAAAGCAAATAACAATGCTGTCGAAGCTGTCTAAGAACTCATACGATGCCTTACAATCCTTCAGCGCAGACGCTGCACCAGACTTGATTGACACTGTAGGGTACTTGCTGCCTGTCATCTGATAAGCTGCTAGTGCGTCAAACTCGCCTTCGACTATGGTGATAAACTTACCGCCACCGTTGAACAAATGCTGACCGAATAAGCCTACGCTGGCCCAATCACCAATAACAGAGAACTGCTTGTCTATCTGCCGCACCTTCGCAGCAACAGGTAAGTTGCTATCGTCTGGGTTGTGATAACTAAAATAATACTTATCTGGCGTTGCCAGTACACCAAAGAACTTGGCTGTCGCCTGTGTGATGCAGCGTTCTGATATTCCCTTATATGTTGCTGTAGTGAGCAGATTCTCTACTGAGCTGAAGTTCTGCTTAGGTCTTGGTGCAACATCTTCTGTCAGCTCTACCGCTTGCATCTGTCCATCGCCTCTGGTGAAGTGATTACATGAAAAACATATTGTCGAACCATTGTCATTAACTGCCTTAGCGTCTGAGGAGCCGCAGTTCTCGCATGGTAGATGAATGTTTGTAAATGCCATTGTTTAATCCTCTATTGTGTACACATAACCGAAAGTGATAATCATAAACGGTAACAAGATCACTAGCCCGTCAAACGGCATTGCGCTGGTTTCCTCGGTGATGCTGTTATGTACCCATACAGGCTTCGACTCTACCGCTTCAACGTCAAAACCTACGCCCATTCTAAATTCTAACCCTAGCATTCTATCAAAAACATTTATCATCATTTTCTATTCCTCTCGTTATATGCGTCTTGTGCGTCTTGGTGAAGTAACCAAGCTCCGCGTGATAGTACCACTAGTGCTATAAAAAACATAATGTTTAAAATAATTTCTATCATTACTCACCCCATCTGTTTGTTATGTCGATCAAGTGTAGTTTTTTCGTCATATGTGCTTGAATGTGTCGATGTCATAATAAACTCCTCCTGAGCCACTGTTGGCTTTCTTTGTCTGTTTTAGTTTCTAGTCTATCCATTGGCGTGTAATTCACTGGCCGCTTGTTTTTAAGCCTACAGCGTCCGTTAACAGGGTACAAATGCTCATCTGTAACCTCTCTGAGATGCCACACTCTGTTTTTCATAGTGTTAACGCCTACCTTTGCCACTGAAGCCAGCTCTTTGTACGTGTAAGCGTTTCCAGAGACTAAGGCGGGGTGTTGCCCTCTAAATAACATAACGCGCTGAGAAGCCATTATCGTGCGCTCCTGCTGTA